CAATAAAGAGATTATTGAAGTAATTCATTTCGATATGAATAATGGTGTACATCAGAATGTAGAAACAACTATTTTTTTTGAGTAATTTATTGCATCCAAATTTATTAGATCAAAATAAAATTGATTTAGTAAATTATTTCCAAAATCAACACCAGTTATGACCGAGGATGATATTGCATTGGAACAGTTGTATTCTTCAATGAATGTATTATGAATTAATTAAAATATATAATATTATTATTATTATTATTATAACTTAAATTTATTATATTTATTATTATTATAATGGATAATAATTTTTGGTTTGTCATGGTTTTTTACGCATTGTTGTCAGGCGTTGTTTCACCTTATATTGGATACCGTTTTAACGGTAAATCTGGGTTAGGGCAAGGTTATGTTGCAGGAACGGTGTTATCATTAATATTATGGTTTACCGTAGGAAAAAAATACGCCGATGTATAAATAAAACACTTGGATTATTTTATATACCGCAGCATTATTTTATATAATATATTTATGTTTATATATATTATGATATCAAAGTACGTTAATTTCAAAATTTTTTTAATCAGTTTCGCGATTGGATTATTTGGTATTTATATTACAGGTCAAGATATTAAAATAATTCATGTGTATCCCAAACCAGAAAATGTGAAAAATACCCAATATAAAGATAAGGCGGATCAATGTTTTGAATTCAGTGCGAATGAAGTTAAGTGTCCTCTTATACCATTCATGACACAAACGATTCCTATTCAAACATAAATTTTCCCAATAATAAAATATTATTCAATACTATACATGCATCTAGGTAAATTTGTTAACACCGAGACAGGAAGAATATTCATGTCCATTATTTTAGGAGTTGGATTAGCGACTATTTTTAGGGCATCGTGTAAAGGAAAAAATTGTATTATTTATAATGCGCCCCCCCTAATTGAAATCAAGGATAAAATTTTTAAAATCGATGATAAATGTTATAAATTTGAATCAAAATCCGCAAAATGCAACCCTCAAAAACAAATTGTTGAATTTGCGTAAATAACATAATACATCATTCTTTAGATAATACAATGGAGAATACAACAAATATTAACGAACTGCCGTTAAATCCGCCTGGAAATAATATTTCGTTTGTCGCAAATGAAATATCCGGCGCTGTCCCTCAACAACAACCATCCATGACTTTAGACCAATCTACTATTAATCAAATTGTAAGTGGATTGCAACAAGCAAGTGTGGCGGGAGCAACTCAATTACCTAGTAGAGATATCCCACGCACAACAGAACAACTAACAAATGATGAGCAGATCCAACCCAACTTTATTCAACAAAAATCAAATGTGGATTATATTAAGAATGCAAAAAATACTCCTGACGAAATTGTAGAAAAATATATTAAAACCGAAGAATTTGATAATACAGTTGAATCTGTATATGACGAAATACAAACACCGTTATTACTAACGGTATTATATTTTATTTTTCAGTTGCCCATTTTTAAAAAATGTCTGTACAATTATTTACCCGTGTTGTTTTCAAAAGATGGAAATATTAATTTAAACGGGTTAGCATTTATGAGCATAATGTATGGGTTTTGTTATTATTTTATAAATAAATCCATGATAAAAATGAATACATTTTAGTAAGGTAAGAAAAATATTGTATTGATAAATCAATAATATATATTAGATAAAATAAAATATATATTATTATTATTATGGCGTTTACTAGATTTCGTGATGACCCATGCAAAATTAATATTCAAAATCAACAATCAACTGATCAAGGAAGATGGGTATTAAATACTCCAGGTAATGGCGACAGTCCCTTTTTTATGTCTGACCCAAATATTATTTCTCAAAAATGGGGAGGAAATTTATGGTCTAATGCGATAGATGTTCAAAGTTATTTATTAGGAATGAATCAACGTATTGGTAAGGATTGTTTAGGAAAAGAAAAAATGGATCAATATTTTCCAAATATAAATTCATCTCCAAATCAGTATCCAGTGTCGAGAGATCTAACAACAGAACAATCTAGAGCGATCGCCCCATCGTGGACCGTTCGAGATATACGACAAGTTCATTTCAATGATTTACCATTAGACCCGCAAGAAAATACCACGATGGGATTTCCTAATAATTTGAGCACCCGTATTTTAGAAAAGGATTCTTTTATTTCTAAGAATCAATATACTAACAACTAACAATGTTAAAAGCAAAAAGCAAAAAGCAAAAAGCAAAAAGCAAAAAGCAAAAAGCAAAAGAAGAAATAGAAGTTTAACAATAAAAATATTATTATACTTTATATATATTATGGAATTAGCAATACCATTAATCGCATTAGGAGGAATGTATATTATATCAAATCAAACAAAAAATGAATCCTTTTCAAATATTAACAAAAAGGGGTTAATAAATGATTTACCTAAAAATTATCCAGTTATTGATAAAGATGAATTATTAGATAATGATTATAAATATTCCAACCCAAATACGGCGACCGATAAGTATTTTAATCAAGCGAATTATCAAAAAAAAACGAATAGTGAAAATGTAGGAAATGATATTCCCGAAGTGTATTCTCTAAGCGGAAATTATGTAGCATCCACCGATTTTAAACATAATAACATGGTACCATTTTATGGGGCGAAAATGCGCGGACAGACATATAATAACAACACTTCAGAATCGGTATTGGACAATATGATTGGTGCAGGGTCTCAAGTAATAAGTAAAGTGGAACAGGCGCCTCTATTTAAACCCGAAAATAATATTCAATGGACAAATGGTGCGCCAAATATGACCGATTTTTATCAATCTAGACAAAATCCTGCATTAAAAAATAATATGGTCAAACCATTCGAAAGTATCCATGTTGGTCCCGGTTTAAACAAGGGGTATGGTTCTGAAGGAAGCGGCGGATTTAATTCTGGTCTTGACTCTAGAGAACATTGGTTACCTAAAACGGTGGATGAACTTCGTGTAGACACAAACCCAAGACAAGAATTTTCTTTAGTCGACCACCAGGGTCCAGCAAGTTCAATGGTTAAACAACTCGGGTCTATCGGAAAGGTGGAGAAACATTTACCCGACGCATCCTATGAAAACACACAAGATCGTTGGCTCAAAACAACCGGGTTGGAGAAAGCGAGTCGAAATGTCGCAGAGGAAGTATTCAAAAATAGCAATCGTCTTGAAACCACACAGTTTTATTCTGGAACCGCAAGTGCTACCATGAAAACAGCAAGTTATACTCAGGGACAAGTGGAAGAGACTAAGAGACAAACATTAAATGCGTTAGATACGAATCACTCATGCGCGACAGGAAAAGGTCCTCTTCACACCACAAATCAGATGATTAATAGTTACCGCAACAATAAAAACAATAGATCTGAAAATAATCCACCCGATGGATTTGGTGCGAGTTTTAATCGTGCTATGATTGCCGCCGTTGCCCCTTTAATGGATGTGTTTAAACCATCTAAAAAAGAAGAGCACGTTTCAAATATTCGCGTATATGGTAATGTTGCAGGCGAAGTTCCGGGTAACTATGTGATTAATCCGTATGATAAGGTAACTACAACGGTTAAGGAAACGACATTGTATTCTCCGAATACCTATATTGGGAATCAAAAAGAAGGTGCGTATTATGTGAATGAACAGCAACCGATTTATAATCAGAGAGATTCCACCAACACTGATTATATTTGTGGGGTTGGCGGTGCAGGTACTAGACACGGGGATATGCAATATGAAGGTAATTATTCTCAAATAAACAATGAACTAAAAGAACCCGCGATGGTATCTAGAATAAATCACGGTAATACCAACAAGTTTAATCCGAATATGAATGTATCTGTTGGTAAAAATCAAGAGGACGTTTTTAATACGCGAACGTTTGCGCCTACCGCAATTATTCCAAATAGTACAAGCAAAGAAATGTACGGTAAAATGGATATGAATCAATATAATACAAGTTTGAATAATAATAGAAATGAATCGGATTTATTATCAGCGTTTAGGAGCAATCCATATACGCATAGTTTATCCAGCGCGGTATAAAATATTAGTTTATTAAAATTGAAATGAAATATTTATTATTTCAATTTTACAACAAATCAAACACAACAATGAACACTACTTTTCAAACCACCACGATTGGCGATTTCTTGGATAATTTTGCAGGTCGTCGCGAAATGCAAAATTATGATGACAGTAAATCAATCAAGGTAGCAGAATGCAATCGAGATTTCGTATGGAAACTTGATATGCAACAATCGTTTATATGTAGCATTTTGCAAGGGTTCCCTATACCTGCAATGTGTATTACAAATGGACAAATTGTCGATGGCGGAAATCGAAGCACGACGTTGTGGTTGTTTCGAAATGGCGCATTTAAAATTAAATTACAACCTGATGGAGAATCAATCGACTATGATATTATGTGCGCCGATCGAACATTAACGCGTCGTTGGGATTCGGCAGTAATTCCGCAACAAATTATTATAAATGCAACACCTGACCAATTTGCGCAGATTTACGAGAATTTAAACAAAGGCATTCAATTAACGTTCGGACAATTATTGGAAAATCGTAAATATTGTGCTTGGGTTACAATGGCGGAGGCATTAATTGGTCGCGGAAATTCATATTACCCGGATATTGAATTACTACATCGTGTTTGGACAAGCGGGTTTAAAAAAACAAAAAATCGAGGGGAATTAGGATTTGCGTTTCAAGTTTTAGTAGGCGCAGCACTCGGACCTCAACATTTTCATTTGAGTTTTGCGGAGCATATCCCATTAATTATGGGAGATTCAATTCCCAGAACCGGCAATCTTACACATATACTTTATATGATAGATTCATGTGATCTAGAACGTTCTGTATCTGCAAAACACAAGAAGGATATTTTCAAAAAATTTATTGGTGCAATTATTAATGACCTGCACACAACGCCGGAGGATGAATGGAACGACAAATGGACAACCTTTATAACACAAGCATACAATACCTTATCGGATAAAAAAATAAAGAAAATACTCAATGTCGGGAACTTGCGTGCAAATAGTTCATCTCGAATTGCCGGAGTTTCTGATAACGTAAGAAGATTTTTACAAAACAATGAATTAGATAGTGACAGTGAGATGGATAGTAATTCGGATAACGAGGATAACGATTCGTTATAAATAATAAATATACAACAATATAACTTACAACAATATAACTTACAACAATATAACTTATAACAATATAACTAACTCATAAATATTCAATACTATAAATATAATATCTTTTTTTATACTACTACAATAGAATAGATACAAATAAAATAATATAAAGTTATACATCATTTATTATTAAATGCAACTAGAAATACATCAAACAATTTATGACAAATTAAAATACTTTCACTCCAATCATACGATACCAAATATAATTTTTCATGGACCATCTGGATGTGGAAAAAAAACAATTGTTAATAATTTTTTAAATTTAATATACGATCAAAATAAAGAAAAAATAAAAGACTTTGTAATGAATGTAAATTGCGCTCACGGAAAAGGTATCAAATTTATTCGCGAAGAACTGAAATTCTTTGCAAAAACACATATCAATTCAAATGGCGGAGATATATTTAAAAGCATTGTTCTCTTGAATGCCGATAAATTAACAATGGATGCGCAGTCTGCTCTTCGTAGATGCATTGAATTGTTTAGTCATACCACCAGATTTTTTATTATTGTTGAAGATAAGTATAAATTATTAAAACCAATTTTATCGAGATTTTGCGAAATATATGTTCCTGAACCAGTGTATCAATCCAATGTAATCAATTTATACAAGTATAATCTGAATGAAGTATTTAAAACAACAGATATCCAAAAACAACGAACCGAATGGTTAAAAAAGGAATTGAACAAAAACATGAAATCTGATATGAAACAAAACGATCTGCTATTGTTTATAACTAAATTATATGAAAAGGCGTACAGCGCTTTAGATATTATCAAGTTATTAGAAAAATCCGCTATACTACCCGAAATAACCGCCGAAAAAAAATACGAATTATTAATTAGTTTTAATAAAATACGTAGAGAATTTAGGAACGAAAAAATATTATTGTTGTTTATCTTGAATTTCATGTATTTGAGTTCAAATGTATGTTTAGAAAATATTTCGTTTATGTAAATGGATGATTTTAATATTTCGAGTTTGCACGAATCTAAAAATGAATGGGGGTCCAGATTAATAACTATATTAACCCCGTTGATTATCGAAGGGTTTAAATCAATATTCGAAGAGGCATTTAAATTGTGCAAGGAAAACGGCGAGTATGATAAATATCTCATGACATTTCAAAATTTGATTGCGAGAATTCCAAAATGGAATCAAACGATTATTGAACAAGAAAAAAATAGAATCGTGAATAAAAGTGGATGCACTTATTTAGAAGAATTAATTACATGTGTTCATATTATTCAACTTAAAATACTAACTTCTATGCGAGTTGGTCAAAAACAAAAAAAGATTGATATAAATATTCCGAAAATCGACGATTTTATACATAAATCGTATATTAATGCCGCCAGAAAAATCTACAAAAATGTATATTTATTTGAACGTGAAATCCCCGCACTTCAATTACAAAAACAACAGCGTGAATTGGAGATTATTGTTCAAGAATGTATTCTAAATACGGTTCGCGAAAGTATTCCGGTGGAAAGTATTTTACGCGCGTATATGGATGAAACCATAGAGGAAGAAGTTATAGAGGAAATCAAAGAACAAAAAATAGTTGATCAACCAAAAACAAATAATACGCAAACTTCTCAACACATTTCTGAAATAACAACTCCAAAAGTAGAAACTAATGGTGGTAATAATATAAATAATAATACTTCAGTGTCAGATGTTACTTCTAGTTCTACTGTATCTATATCATCGCCATCAACAGAACCAAGTAAACCAGAACAAATGTTGAAATTCAGCGATGTAGATAATTTAATCGATACAAATAACCGTGAAGAAACAAAGAATGCTCCTAAGGATATCGAACGTCTAGAAGAAATCAGTAATATGAGATATGAACAGCGAAAACAAGAAATGGAAAATGATGACGACGACAAAATACAAATTTCCGATCAGGATATTAACTTGTCTGCACTTGATATTAATAGTTTTGATGAACCTTCCGCAAGTTCTATTCCTGATTTAATATTTAATGATATTGAAGAACTCTAATAACATTTAGATAAATGCGTTTACAATTAAATAAGAAATTAGAAATATATTTTAATGATTAATATATTTCTAACTGCGGGATTTGTCTCCATCATATTTTTTATAATTAAATTTATAGAAATGCGATTTATTGATAAAGAAAATAAACCATTAAAACTTCTCATTCGCGATTCATTGGTTGTGTATGTTAGTGTAGTCGCAGGAGATTTTGTTGTCGGTCAATTAGCGCCTTTTATGAATGATGAAAATCTTATATTATCATCGCCTACGGCGTTTGTTGATAATCCGCCATTTTAATCCTACAAAATATTATTTACGTATCCATTCTAATATTTTGTCTTTATTGCTACAACACTGATAACCAAAATATGTGGGTGGTGATAAAATTACAAGTGGAATGTCTAGATATTTTTCGTTTTGAATAGTATAACACATACATGCACCAAATAGTACATCATACACCGGAGTAGATCTAACGATTTTGTAAAATAATGACATATAATTAATATATTATTAATACATATTTGTTTAAATATATTATTTATTATTTCTTACATGCTATTAATTTCATCTATATTCATCACACTATCCATCGATTTAATATTTTTTTTACTAATTTCAAAATTCGCAAATTCTTTTCTTTCCAACTGGGCATGAGGCGTATGGTTATGCACATGCCTCGCAATCATCTTATACAATTTAAATTCCGGATATCGTTCCGCGCCATTATTTTTATATAATACATTAATCCCGTTGTCATCTTTGCACCAATCCACTACTATTTTAATATAAGGGTGGTCTCTACATAAATTATCGATATCATCCATATCGTCTACCAAATAATCAAAAATAGAACAAGCCAATCTACACAAGTCAAAACTATAATTAGGTTCTAATCTAGGTTTATTATTATTCATATAAGGTTCCATATTATATTGAGTCGCCGCATCTCCACCTGGTTTAAAACTATCGCTGCAAAATAATACGTTATTGAACTTATAAATGCTTCTACCAAAATCGATAATCTTGAAAATACGACCATATGTGGGAACTTTGTAATACTTCTTTTTATAACAATAGTACAAATATTTTTTATCCGTGGCGTTGTACATGATATTATTTGTATGTAAATCATTATGCGTAAATGAATACGCTTTCTGATATGTAATCAAAATCATGATGATTTGCATAAATGCAGACAACCATTCGTTATTTTCCAATTCACTAGACAATATTAATTTGTCAAATGTACTCTCACAATGTTCCATTTCAATTAATTGTATTGGAAATTTTGGAATAGTTGCATATAAAGTTTCTTCCTCCTCATCTTCCTCTTCTTCTTCCGCCTCGTCTTCTTCTTCCTCGCCAACTTCGTCTTCTTCATCTTCCCACTCACACTCGTCATCCTTATCTTCTTCTGTTTTCTCGTCATCATTTTGTTCATCTTTATTATTAATCTCATCCGCTTCATCATCATTATCTTCATTCGACGTATTCGATATTCTAGAAGAACACGAAGAAGATGATTTTATAGAAGTTGTATTATTATTTGAATGTATGGCGCTACTATTTTGTGTAATCTCATCAATATTGATCTCAGTTAATTCAGATAAATTAATAATATTTGTTTTTTCTGTTTTTACAAATAAATCTTCAAACACATCAGTGTTCAATGATTCAATCGATTCATCAAAATTCAGAATATTTTCTTGAATTTGGATCGGTCTCAGTTTAACTACTTCATCATAGTCTGTATCTAGCATTAAATGTGAATAATCCTGGACTTGAAATAATTCATTCTTGTGTTTATTGAAAAAATCAGATTTAATCAAATAGTCTATATCATCAATTACATTAACCATAAAATTGTTTTTAATACCTAAAAATGATCCATAATAATCAACTCCGTGAATAAATTTAGAATGCAATAATTTACTGCTTAGAAAGGAGAAAAATCCGTCTACATACGAAGAATTATTCACGTCTAATATTTTGTCTTCCACATTATAATTCAATTCTGGGTTCAATAATGGAAGTTGTAGCAGATCATGGATGTTTTTGTTATATTTACCCATCATGTATTTATATGGGTCTAACAAAGGCGCCATTTTAAAAAAAACATTGCTTTTTGTAAATATCGAATCGTCTTCTACATTTTTTAATACACAATTAAAACAATTGTTTTCATCTAAAGATTCTTTAACACTAAAAATATAGCGAGGATGGTTTAAATTAATATTATTGTAATTACTGTCATTTAATGTAAAAAAATTTTTATATATAGGCGTGTAATTTTGCAAGTTATACATGGATAGACTTTCGTGACACTCTAATTCTTTAAATAATTCCTTATTCTTTCGTTTTTGGTAATTAATCTCTAATGTTGTCATTTAGCTACTTAATATATAAATTAAATCGGTTTTAAACTTATTTATTTGGATTTGTATATTATTTCTTATTTTCTTATTTATATATAAAATGGAGACTATAAACAATTTTAGCAATCCAACTAAATTTAAAGAAGATTTAAAAAAGTTTATTGTCGATAATGGCGTTATCGGAACAGCAGCAGGAGTTAGCATTGCGCTTGTCACTAAAGATATAATTCAGTCTTTTGTTGGAGATATTGTTTTACCTAGTTTTTATTTTGTGTTGGCTAGTTTAAAGATCAACCAAGTAACAGATATGTTACCCGGAAAGCGTATTCTCGATTTTACTAATTTTATGAAACAACTCATTAGTTGGGTATTAGTTATTATTATTACGTATTTGTTTATTACCATTACGTTTCAATCCTTATTGGGTATTGGTCAAGAACCAGCGAAAGTAAAGGAACCCGTTAAAAAAGAAGGATTCTTTGGTGGTGCTCTGCTATTTTAAATTCTTATTTTTTCTTGTTCTTCTACAATACTGCTTTTGAGAAAAACCTTTGGGACGACGACAATTAATACTTCTTTTGTATTTTATAATATGAGAAAAATATTATAATAAGAGAAAAATTGATTTGTTTATTAAAAATAAATCAATTACAAAAATGTCCAAACATGCAAATAAATTAAATGTAAAAAGAAAAACTTGTATTCATCCAGATTGTAAAACACAACCATCATTTAACAAAGAAGGCGAAACAACTGCATTATATTGTTCATCACATAAATGGGATGGAATGGTTAATGTAATAAGCAAAACATGTATTCATCCAGATTGTAAAATTAGACCAGTGTTCAACAAAGAAGGCGAAACAACTGCATTATATTGTTCATCACATAAAATGGATGGAATGGTGGATATAAAAAACAAAACTTGTATTCATCCTGATTGTAAAATTAGACCAGCATTTAACAAAAAAGGCGAAACAACTGCATTATATTGTTCAGCACATAAAATTGATGGAATGGAAAATATAATAAGCAAAACTTGTATTCATCCAGATTGTAAAATTAGACCGGCGTTTAACAAAGAAGGTGAAAGAATCACACTGTATTGTTCAAAACATAAATTTGATGGAATGATGAATATAAAAAATAAAACTTGTATTTATCCAGATTGTAAAAAACAACCATCATTTAACAAAGAAGGTGAATCAACTGCACTTTATTGTGCATCACATAAATTGGATGATATGGTTAATATAATAAGCAAAACCTGTATTCATCCTGATTGTAAAATTAGACGAGCGTTTAACAAAGAAGGCGAATCAACCGCACTGTATTGTTCATCGCATAAATGGGATGGAATGGTGGACATAAAAAACAAAACTTGTATTCATCCAGATTGTAAAATTAGACCAGCATTTAACAAAGAAGGCGAATCAACCGCACTTTATTGTGCATCACATAAATTGGATGATATGGTGAATGTAAAAAGCAAAACTTGTATTCATCCAGGTTGTAAAATTATACCAGTATTTAACAAAGAATGTGAATCAACCGGATTGTATTGTTTAGCACATAAATTGGATGATATGGTGAATATAAAACACAAAACTTGTATTCATCCCGATTGTAAAAAACAACCAGCATTTAACAAAGAAGGCGAATCAACCGGACTCTATTGTTCATCACATAAATGGGATGGAATGGTTGATTGTATACACCCAAAATGCAAAACACATTTATGTTTTATAAACGTTTCAGAAAAATATGATGGATATTGTTTAAGATGTTATATCAATATGTTCCCTGACAAAAAAGTATCACGCAATTACAAAACAAAAGAATTCGCAGTAGTTGAATTTATAAAAAACGAAATTACAGAGTATAATTGGATTTCAGATAAACAAATAAAAGAAGGTTGCTCTAAAAGAAGACCAGATTTATTGTTGGATTTAGGATATCAAGTTATAATTATTGAAGTTGATGAAAATCAACATATCGATTACGATTGCTCTTGTGAAAATAAACGACTTATGGAATTATCGCAAGATTTAGGACATAGACCAATTATATTTATTCGATTTAATCCAGACGATTATATAAATCAAAATTCCGAAAAGATAGTTTCTTGTTGGGGATATAATAAATCAGGAATATCAATTATTAAAAAAAGTCAAAAAAAAGAATGGCGAGAAAGATTAGAATCATTGAAACAACAAATAAATTATTGGTGTAATCCGGAAAATGTAACAAATAAAACAATCGAAATTATACAACTTTACTATAATCAACTATAAATATTATGAATCTTATTTACATATAAAATAAAATATAAATGCGTTTTTTTTATATATAATTTTAATTGTATATATTTATGAATCTAGAATTAAAAAAATTTGATATGAAAACGATTAGTTTTAAACCTAATGAAAGTAAGGGTCCAGTTGTAGTGCTAGTTGGACGCAGGGATACTGGGAAGTCGTTTCTTGTCAGAGATCTTTTATATTATCACCAAGACATTCCAATTGGAACTGTTATTGCGGGAACAGAAGAGGGAAACGGTTTTTACGGCAAATTGGTCCCGAAATTGTTTATTCACAATGAGTACAATACGGCGATTATTGAAAACATTTTGAAAAGGCAGAAGCAGGTATTAAAACAGATTAAAAAAGAAATGGAAGCGTATAAAAGAAGCAATATTGACCCAAGAGCGTTTGTAATTTTGGATGATTGTTTATATGATGCAACCTGGGCGAGAGATAAAATGATGAAATTGCTTTTTATGAATGGTCGTCATTGGAAGATTATGCTTATTATTACAATGCAATACCCTCTTGGTATTCCTCCGACTCTCCGCACGAATATCGATTATGTGTTTATTCTTCGCGAACCCTATATCGCGAATCGAAAACGTATTTATGAAAATTATGCGGGTATGTTTCCGACATTTGAATCTTTTTGTCAAGTAATGGATCAATGCACTGAGAATTATGAATGTTTGGTTATAAACAATAACGCCAAATCGAACAAATTACAAGACCAGGTCTTTTGGTACAAGGCGGAAAACCATAATGATTTTAAATTGGGGTCGAAAGAGTTTTGGGAATTGTCCAAAGGAATTAATTCGGACGACGAAGATGAACAATATGATCCAAACAATGTTAAAAAGAAAGGTCAAGGACCTAAAATCAGTGTAAAGAAGAGCAAGTGGTAAGTATAAGTGTGCACATTATTAGTCCCAATTTATAATTAATTTTCTAGCGTTAATATTTATTTTTTCTTCTTGATAATTATTACGTTCACACATACGTTGTGAATATTCAATAATTTTTATATTACTATCAATTAAAGTCTCTTGCAATTTTTGAATAATTTCGAAATCTGTTTTTTTATTGAAAATAGTGTAATCATGATTTTCATAATAATAATTATTTAAACATATAAATTGTGTGTAACTAGTTAGATTGCTATTTGCAGAACGAATAACCTCTGTTATAATTTCTTTTATTTTTTCTTCAAATACTTCGTTTATCATTTTTTGATGAAACCCTCTCAATTGAGTTTTTGTATATATTTGATGATTACTCATTGCAATACTAAATAATGCAAATATCAGAACTGATTTTACTATGATTGTCATAATATTGTACATTAAATGTAATATTATATTTAATATTCAATTTTATATCTATTGTTAATAATTAAAAATAGTTTATATTTTTAATTTTTATACATAAAAATAACCGTATAAAAATAATTTTATATGTTTTTATATACAATGGAAAAGAGAACGATTATAATAGAAAATAATGAATATGATGTCACACATTTTAACCATCCAGGAGGAAGTGTAATTAATTATATGACGCAGGGTCAGGATGCAACTCAGGCGTTCAATGAGTTTCATTATCGTTCAAAAAAAGCAAAAACCATTTTACAGTCATTGCCCAAAGTATCAATAAAATCGCCGGAAACGGAGGATAAAGAAATGTTGGAAGATTTCTCCAAGTTTAGAAATTCGTTAATAGAGAGAGGATTTTTCAAACCCAATTATTCACACGTATTTTATAGATTGTTTGAATTATTGGCGCTGTATATGTTATCCGTTTATGTAATGCAGTATAATATTATCGCATCAATACTACTTTTCGGATTGGTTGGAGGAAGAGGAGGATGGATACAACATGAAGGGGGTCATACATCCCTTACGGGTAATATAAAAATAGACAAACAAATCCAAAATTTATTTTTTGGGTTTATTCTATTCGGAGACGGTTCTATGTGGAATAGTATGCATAACAAACATCACGCAACACCACAAAAAATTGGTCATGATATTGATTTAGATACTGCTCCCCTCGTAGCCTTTCATGATCGTGCGATGGAAAATAATAAACAAACCGTTTTTACAAAATTGTGGTTGAAATATCAAATGTATACTTTTTTACCAGTTACGTCCGGTTTGTTAGTAATAACATTTTGGAATTTATATTTACATCCAAGAAAAGTGGTCCGTGATAAAAATATGACGCAGGCGTTGTTAATATTATCCGGGCATATAACGAGAATATGTTTGTTTATGAGTTTCGCATCGGTCGATGTTTTTTGGGCGACACTTTATCATTATATCGCGATATGGTTGACTGGAATATATTTATTCGGTCAATTTTCTTTGTCTCATACATTTACACCAACGATTGATGAAAATGAAAACCCGAATTGGGTGCGTTATGCGATTGAACATACGGTTGATATTAGTCCCAAAAATAAATTAGTTGGATGGATCATGGGTTATTTAAATAATCAAGTGATTCATCATTTATTCCCGTCAATGCCGCAATATAGAGGACCAGAAGTAAGTGAAGAATTGATGCTGTTTTGTAAAAAATGGGATATAAAATATACTATAATGAGTTATTATGAGGCGTGGTATCATATGTTGAATAATCTTAATAAAGTTGGGAATGAAATGCATTAAATCGTCGTGGATAAAAATGTATTATTTTAAACAATAACTTGTTTTGTTACATACCACGTTCCACTATTATATATTATTGTTATTCCCCATATACCCAAAAACCATCCAGTGCTAATATACATTATTATTGAACTTGCTAATTCTGGTACCGTTGTATTAGATCCGGATGTACTTGGACGGGGTAAATTTTTAATATGGTCTGTTCCAGATGCGTTTATTACCACATTATAGTTTGTATATCTTGTTATGTCAAAACAAGTCCCATTTGGTGGATTATTTGGTAATGTTAATGTTGTCTCGCTGTCACTTGTTATTAATATATTTTGAGGACTTGAACTAGTTAACGTAACACTTGATACGTATATGGCGACTCCTTGTCCTCCTTGTTGCCCATTCGCAACGTATAAATTATTGCATGTTATATTTTCACTATAAATAGAAGACCCTGTTATTGCGTTTACATTCAAACTAGATAAACTAATATTCGAATCCAATTTATCCGAAGTAATTGAATTGTTAGCAATATCGAAAGTTTCAATCTTGCTGCAATATAAAAACCCAGTGTCATCTGATTTAAGTATTCCATTAGATATGTCAACCGCTAAACCTTGAGGTGAAAATACAAATTCCATGTAATTACGTTCCTGACTCATATATAATGTAATAATATATTTTAAAAAATAAATGTATTATTATTAGTCAGAAATCATTATAAATTACTTATTACTTAGCACCACATTCTCACTCTCGAATAATTCCTGGCGAATATCCGCCACAGAAATGCTGTCGTTTTGCACTAAATTCGACTCCTGAGTATTCATATTCTTAATCCCGACAAGATTTCCCTCCTCGTCAATTCCCTGGGACAATGTACTTCCCGATTTCTCCGAATTCTTAATATTATCCTCAATCGCCTTCTGTTTGGTCTCCTTGACACGCTGTTCAAACGCCGACTTTGCAAACGTCTCATTCTTGATTTTTTCAGACATCAACTGATTCAATTCCTCCTCCATATACTCAGTCTTGCCCGTCTTGTACGCCTCCGGGTCCCAGCACAACCACTGCCCAACCGGACCCACGAAAATATCAAAATTAGGATCAATCTCTCGGAGCATCTTGCATCTTAATTCTGCCTCTTGTTGGGTAGGGTATGATCCTCGGCACTTGAATCCGCGAACAGAAGTTTGAAAATTGTGTTGAATATTGAACTCGTTCTCCAATTTTTCTTCATTCTGGTCAACAAACGTTTTGTATTCATTATCAATATTGGTTTTAGTCAATTCTACTTGCTCATCTTTGACGAATTCCTCGAAATCCTTCATTACATCTTCCAACGAAACCTTGTATTTGAAAGAGACAAAATTCAAAAATTGTGTGAATTTCTCCATGGATTTATTGAACTCCCACCTCTTTAGGAACTTCTCAAAAAAATACATTTCCTTCTGCTTTAGGATTTTCTCCGGAGTAATAAAGGAAAAACATCCAAAATTTTGACCGGCGATTGACTTATCCACATCTAATAAATCAACATATTTCGGATTTGGTTTTCCGTTCTTTGTCTTTTTAGGAAAATCGTTTTTTGGTTGCAGAAATTTAGAATGGCTCATTTTAATTATATTAAGACCTATTTTTTAAGTATTAATCGCAAAATATTTTTTATTTTTTTTCTTATTCTTTTATATAAATATGAACAGTATTATTGATTTTCCCGAATTAATCAAAAGATTAGTCAAGTATGTTTTTGAAGGTTTAATTGTCGCCATCGCCGCATTCGCGATTCCTAAACAATCCTTAAACTTTGAGGAAATCGGATTATTGGCTTTAACCGCTGCCGCCACCTTTAGCATTTTGGATACTTATATTCCTAGCATGGGTGTGAGTGCTAGAACTGGTGCTGGATTCGGGTTAGGTGCGAACTTAGTTGGGTTCCCTGGCGGTCTCTAAACCATCTGGTGTCTGATAAACCATGTGTGTTGTCTGATAAGTGAGTGTTGTCTGATAAATTAATATAATATTTGATTCGTTGAAATATTATATCGTTGAAATATTATATCGTTGAAATATTATATCGTTGAAATATTATATCGTTGAAATATTATATAATGTTATATTATAATATGACGGAGGAGGAGTATAAGATTATTGATCTCACATACATAACTAATCAAATTAGTAAGGATATGACTGTTCCAGAAAAGAAAGAAAAACTAGAACAAATAATGAAAAAAGAAGATTTAGAAAACAATAAATTATATTATGATGTTGTTGATGGTGAAATTACAAAATATCCATGCAAACTTTTAAATATTGATATATT